GAGGCTCGCCGGGAACTCTGGCAGGCGCGGCAGGACAAGCACCGACGCCGGAAGCGGGCCGAGTCGTGATCGGCTCCGCCTGCCTCGTCTGCGGGACCCGGATCCCTGCCGGGACCTCCCGGTGCGCCGAACACGCGGACACGAAGTACCGGACCCGGTCGTCGTGCGTCGAGTGCGGGACCCCGATCATCGGCGGGCCGTACTGCGAGGCGCACAAGCCGAAGCCCATCGAGTCCGCTCGAGCCCGCTACCGGCAGGGCTACCGGGACCCGAACTATCACCGGGAGAGGCAGGCAGCCTTGACGCGATCGAAGGGCGCGTGCGAGCGGTGCGCGAGTCCCGGCCCGCTCGAGGTCGACCACATCGTCCCGCTCCGCGACGGAGGACCGAATACCCGCGCCAACCTGCAAGTCCTCTGCGTGCCCTGCCACTCGGCGAAGACGCGTGTGGATCGTCGACGGCGCGGGTGACGCGTGTCCCATCGTCCCGGGCACGATGCAGAGATCACAGAACGGTTGGCCCGCGTCTCCCGATCCCGATGACCTCGACCTCGTCTGGATCACCGTCGCCACGCGCCGGTTCCGCGTCAAGCGTGTCGCTGCTCCGCTGTTCAAGTACGTCATCCGGCGCTGGCACCGCGAGGTCTCGCCGCTGACCGGCGGCGTGATGGATGAGTGGTCGTATGCGTACCGCGAGATCCGTGGCTCGACGTCGGGCACGCTCTCGAATCACTCGAGCGGGACGGCAGTCGACCTCGACGCGACGGAGTTCCCGATGGGTGTCCGGCGTATGACGCGGCGGCAGCGGTGGCGCGTCCGGAGGATCGTCAAGGCGACCGGAGGGCAGATCCGGTGGGGAGGCGAGTGGGGCTTCCCGGACGAGATGCACCTCGAGTTGGCGCCGGGGACGACTCCCTCGAGCGTCAAGCGCCGAATCGGACAAATGCGGCTGCCGGCCACGGGCACATAACGATCCGGTAACAGGAGCGGCGAGCCTGTGGCGGACTGTCGGACCCCGCGACTAGCGTTGTCCCCGTAAGCAACCCCGAGAAGCGATAGGAGCAACCCCGATGAACACACCGACCGCAATCGACACGGCGACCGGCCCGACAGGTCGCCCGTACAACGTCCGACTCGTCGAGCAGGGCGAGCAGTACGGGCGCAACGGATGCCTGACGCACGACGACCCCCGGCCCGTCGTCGAGTTCTATGACGCGACCTATGCCGGGAAGTGCCCCGACGAGTTCAGCGGACACCTTGGTCAGTTCGTCTCCCGCTACTACGTCTTCACGCTCGAGGAGACGGACTGGCGCACGATGAGCGCCCTCGACCTCGACGGCGGCATCCCGGAGTGGAAGGTCACGGGGCAGTCCGTAGCCGACGCGCTCGACACGATCCGGGCGGAGGTCGCCCGATGAGCGCCGACCGCACGACCGTCGAGGTCTCCCGCGCGATGTTCATCTACACCCTCGACCGCAGGGCGGCGAGCGACCTCATCCGCGACCTCGCCCACGCTCTCGCGACAGAGGACACGATCGAGATGCAGGCGATCATCTGCCCCGGCAGGGAGGCGGGCGAGCGCGAGATGCGCGTCGGCGTCCGTACCTCGATCGGGTCCTATGGCGGGCCGCTGCTCTACTCCGTCGCCGAGATCGCGGGAGAGGCCCGATGAAGATCACGATCCGTCGCGTCAAGTCCGACCCCTCGACCTGGGATGACCCGCAGCCCCCGAACGACTGCGACAACTGTCACCGCCCGATGAACACGATCTACAAGCAGAAGGATGGGCACTACTTCTGTATGCCCTGCCGCGACGCCCGCTAGACGTCCGGGGCGGGCGGGCCGGTGCCTCCCCCGCCCGCTCCGGGCACCAACCCCTACAACCGGAAGGAACCCCGAGTGAACCGACGACCACCCGACCTGACAATCTCGATCGACAACGGGATCGACAGGCTCGAGTACCGGCTCTGCACGATCTGCGAGACGTTACAGACGCGGATCTTCTCGAGCCTGCCCGTCGTCTGCGAGGACTGCCACACGGTCGTGACGCGATGACCCCGCGCGACCTCGCTGCCGCCCTCGCCCTGACGACCGTCATCGCCGACGCTGCCAAGGCACGCAAGGACGACCTCCGAGCCGCCCTCGCCGCTGCGCTCGACGACGTAGGCGCCGACTCCGTCCGCGCCGAACTCCCCGACGGGACTCGAGTCGCGAAGTCGACCCTGATCACCCCGAACCCGAAGCCCGTCGTCTCCGATGAGGCAGCGTTCGCCGGATGGGTCGAGGGCTTCCGTCCCGACGAGATCGTCCGGACCGTCCGCGACTCCTACAAGCGCGTCATCCTCGAGCGCCTCGCCTCGACCCCGGACGGCACCGCAATCGACCCGGAGACCGGGGAGGTCGTCCCCGGCGTCCGCTTCTCGACCGGGGCGACCTACGTCTCGACCCGCTTCGAGAAGGACGGGCGCGACGCGATCGTCACCGCGATCCGTGACGGAGCGATCGAGCCCGCCGCCGTCCTCTCTGCCCTATCCACCACGCCTGCCCTACCAGGAGGAAACACATGAGCAACTTCGCCGCCGACTACGTCGACGTAGCCGAACGGATCCGCATGTTTCGCGATCTCTACCCCGAGGGCTCTCTACGGCCCGCGAGCCTCGAGCGCCCGTTCTGGATCGAGGACGTCCCGAACGTCGGCCCGCGCCTCGTCTACGTCGCCGCCGCGTACCGGCATCCGGAGGACCCGGCGCCCGGTATCGGCTCCGCCTGGGAGCCCCTGCCGGGGAAGACGCCGTACACGCGGGACTCCGAACTGATGGTGGCGGAGACCTCCGCCTGGGGCCGCGCGATCGTCGCTGCCCTCGCTGCCGACACGAAGCGCGGAGTCGCGAGCGCCGACGAGGTCCGGGCTCGACGGGAGCCGGAGCGGAAGGCGTGGAACATAGACCTCCATCACCGAGCGGTCGCGTCGATCCGCAGCGCCCCCGACACCGCCGCCCTCGAGAAGATCGGGGCTTACGCGGCGCAGTACCAGATACACGAAGACGACCTCGACGTCCTCAACGGCGAGATCGCAGCCCGTCGCGCTGCTCTGGCGGCGTCGTGAGCGACCGCATCCTCGAGTTCGACGTCGTCGGGCTCCCGTCCCCGCAGGGATCCAAGAGAGCGTTCGTGCGGAACGGTCGAGCGAATCTCGTCGAGGTCGCCGGGGTAGCCCTCAAGGATTGGCGGACGACCGTGACGGCTCGAGCGGTCGAGGCGGCACGCGACGTCGACTGGTACGTCCTCGAGGGTCCCGTCGCGGTCGAGGTCCTATTCCGGCTCCCGCGCCCGAAGTCCCGGCCCCTCGACGTCTGGCACGCCGTCCGCCCGGACGTCGACAAGTTAGCCCGCGCCGTCCTCGACGCCGTCTCGAGTGCCCGCCTCTGGGTCGATGACTGCCAGGTCGCCGACCTCCGGGCCTGGAAGCGATACGAGACCGCCGACGCGCTGCCCGGTGCCCTCATCGCCGTGCGGGAGGTCCCGTGAACGTCGACCGCTGCCCTCTCTGCGGCGCGTGGCGCTGGCGCCGATCCTGCTCGACCCCCCACGGGAGGCGAGGATGATCGACTCGACCGGACACCCCGCCGGAAGCGACCGGGACTGGCGAGACGACGCCGTCTGCCGACGCCCCGAGGTCGCCCGCGAGTTCTGGTTCTCGCCCGACCACGGCGAGCAGACGATCGCCCGCGCGATCTGCTGCGACTGCCCCGTCCGCGTCCCCTGCCTCCGCGACGGACTCCACGACGAGTACGGCGTCTGGGCGGGCTACTCACCGACGGAGAGGTCACGCCTCCGCCGTCGACTCCCTAGAGACCCCGAGGAGGCGCGTCTCGTCCTCGAACACGCCGCACTCCTCGGCCCGCGCGTCACAGGCGTCGCGGACTCCAACAACCCGACACACAGGAAGGCCAACTGATGCCCCTCCCCTCGATCACGATCTCCGGGAACCTCACCCGCGACCCGGAGGTCCGGTTCCTTCAATCCGGGACCTCCGTGACCTCGCTCCGCGTCGGCGCGTCCGACCGCAAGAAGGACGAGAACGGCAACTGGACTGACGGAGATCCCTGCTATCTCGACGTCACCGTCTGGCGGCAGACCGGCGAGAACGCCGCCGAGTCGCTCCGGAAGGGCGACGGCGTCCTGATCACCGGGCGACTCCGGCAGCGGTCCTACACGAACAAGGAAGGCGCCGAGGTCACCGTCTTCGACGTCGAGGCCGATGACATAGCCCCTAGCCTCAAGAGGGCGACGGTCTCCGTCTCGAAGCGGTCCGGCTCGACCGGGTCGACCTCGAGCCCGGCGGCAGTCGACAACCCGTGGGCCGACGAGGTCCCACCCTTCTAGGAGGTAGCCGTGGAGACGCTCATCTGGGTCGCCGTCTTCTGTCTGATGATCGGCGCATCCGGCGGGCTCCTCGTCGCCGCTCTAGCGGTAGCAGCGAGCCGAGCCGACGACCTGATGGACGTCTTCCGCGAGGACGAGGATGAGGAGGACCTCCGGTGATGCCCGCCGACCCTGATCACCTGAGGGAACTCCTCCTCGTCGACCTGATCGACAACTGCCGACTCTGCACCGCCAACTTCCCGGTCGTCTGCACCGTTCACCGCATCATGGCCCAGCGCCTCGCGATCCAACGCCGAGACTCGCAGGGCGCCTACTCCTAGGAGACCCCGTGCCCTACACCCCTACTGATCCCGCCCGCCCGTGGATCGTCGACGAGAACGGACACCGCTCATGCCACTCCTGCGCCGGGACTGGGGCAGCCTTCTACCTCGACCGCTACGGCGAGCCCTACCAGGCAGCCGGTCAATGCCCCCTCTGTCGAGGAACCGGCACCCGCTACGTCCCCACCAGCCAGCGCGACTCCTCGACGGGCCGATGAACTCGAGCCCCTATGAGGCAGCGCGGATCGCCGGACGTCGAGAGGCACGCGACGAGATCCGTCAACTCCTCTCCGCGATCTACGCCGTCACCGAGACACGGGACGGCAGGGACGCCCTCTGGAACGCGATCGAGCAACTCGAGGACCTCCCGTGACCCGACCCCGCTCGAGTAAGCCCCGCGCCTGGAACTGTCGCCTCTGCCCCGCGAGCGGATACGACCTCGACCCCCGCGCCGCGTGGGAGACGCACTACTTCGACTTCCATCACACACCCTGCCCGTTCTGAAACACAGCCCCCTCCCCCCCGATGCCCCGCCCGTCCCCGTGACCGGCGGGGCATCGTCGCGGTATGGAGATCACCTGCAAGTCCCTGACCGTTACGACGACGCGGCAGGCGATCACCGCGACCGATCAGACGGACGAGTACGGCACGACCGTCTGGCTCTACGGCGAGTTTCACGGCTCCTCCAACAAGGTCGCGATCGGCGGCTCTGATGTGACCGTCTCGAACGGGATTCACATCTACGGCGCTGAAAAGTTCGGACCCATCCGGATACCCAAGGGCGAGACCCTCTGGGTCATCTCCGACTCCGCAGGAGGGCTCGACCTCCGCGTCCTCTCGATGGGATCGTGACCCTCGAGCGACGCACCCCACTCGAGCGACGGACCCGACTCCGGCCCCGCTCCGCGAAGCGAGCCGCGCTCTACCGGGAGCAGCGCGTCCCACTCGTCCGCGAACTCCTCGCCGCCCGCCCCGTCTGCGAACGCTGCCACGCCGCCGCGTCCGTCGACGTCCACGAGATCCAGACCCGCGCCCGAGGCGGCTCCCTCCTCGACCCCGAGAACCTCGCCGCGCTCTGCCGCCCCTGCCACGACTGGATAGGGCGCGAGCCTCGAGCCGCGACCGATGAAGGCTGGCTGCGCCCCTCGAGCCGCTAGGAGCCACGTAGAGCCCCTAATCCCCGGACCCCTACCCCAACACCCCCCCCTCCCCCCTACGCCGCGAGCGACCGCGAGAGCCCGAGCGAACGGCAGCGACCCCGACACCGGTAGGGGGGTCCCCCGTAGAGACAAGGCCGCCTAACCCTGCGCCGCAAACCCCCTGAGCGCGAGCCCGGAAGTCGCCAGCGTGACGGAACGCCGCCGCCGTGACGGAACCCGCACTCTGGATCCCGTGAGCGCCTGCGAGTTCTGCGGGGCGCCGATCGCTCGAGCGGCGACGGGGCGCCCCCGCCGCTACTGCTCCGGGCGATGCCGGACGGCAGCCAACCGGGAGCGGTCGACGTTCGCCCCGGCAGGGCTCGACCCGGTCGACGCGGACGCGGTCCGGGCTCTGACGGTCGAGGCGGTCGACGCCGTCCTCGCCGGGGCAGCGCCGTCGGACCCGATCGGGCAACTCGCGCAAGCGGTCTCCGAGACCGAAGCCCTCGCCGTCGAGTACGGGCGCCTCGCCCGCTCGACTCCGGCGAACCTCGCGGAGCGGTCAGCCGCGATGAGCGATCACCTACGCGCGGGACTGACCCGCCTGTTCCCCAGGGAGGACACATGAAGGTCGAGATGGTCAGCGTCGAGAGTCTGACGCCGGATCCGGAGAACGCTCGACGGCACGACGACCGGAACCTCGACGCGATCGCCGGGAGCCTCCGCGCCTTCGGGCAGCGCCGCCCACTCGTCGTCTTCGGCTCGACCGTGATCGCCGGGAACGGAACGCTCCAGGCGGCGAAGTCTCTCGACTGGACGGAGGTCGCGATCACCCGCGTCCCTCGGGACTGGACGATCGAGCAGGCCCGGGCCTACGCGCTCGCCGACAACCGCACGGCGGAACTCGCGGAGTGGGATGCGACCGTACTGGCTGATCAACTTGTCAATCTCGACGCGGTCGGCTGGGACGTCTCGGACTTTGGGTTCGAGCCGCTGACGCCTCCGACTGAGTCTGATCTCGAGGATGCCTTCGGCGGACTGCCCGACGGAGATCGAGCGGACGCGACCCAAATGACGTTCACGCTGACCCTGCGACAGGCGGAAATCGTCAAGCACGCGATCAGTCAGGCGAGGCCACGGGCCGAGGACACGGACAACAAGAACGGCAACGGCAACGCCCTGACGCTCATCGTCGAGGAGTGGCTCCGTGCCCTCGGCTAAGGCTCTGCGCGTCGGCGCAATAGACGCACGATCCGCTAATGCCTTCGTGAGGTCGCACCACTACTCAGGCAAGGTCGACACGCGGACACAGATGCACCTCGGCGTCTTCCTCGACGACAGGCTCGAGGGTGTCATGCAGTTCGGCCCGTCGATCGACAAATCGAAGACGATCGGCCTGGTCACGGACACGCCGTGGAATGGGTTTCTCGAACTCAACCGCCTCGCGTTCTCTGAGCGACTGCCGCGCAACAGCGAGTCGCGTGCAATGTCAGTCGCGCTCAGACTCATGCGTCGACACGCCCCGCACGTTCAATGGATCCTCTCCTACGCAGATGCGACTCAATGCGGCGACGGAGCGATCTATCGCGCGACGGGCTTCCACCTCATCGGCATCAAGAAGAACACGTCGATGTGGCGAATGCCAGACGGCGAGGTCGTCGCCAAACTCGTCTTCGAGCCTGGCTTCTCACCCGGATCCGGCGCAGGGAGCGTCAAGGCCCGGTACGGCAAGACCGGCACGGAGACGTCTACCGCGTTCCTCCGGCGCATCGGCGCCGAGCAACTGCCTGGCTTCCAGATCCGGTACATCTACTTCCTCGACCCGACGGCACGGGAGCGGCTCACGGTGCCGATCTTGCAGTTCTCCGAGATAGACCGCGTCGGCGCTGGCATGTATCGTGGGGCACGCCGTGAAGGTGTAGAAAGCGACACGCGCAACCTCCGGTTGCGAGAGGGCGGTGCAAGTCCGACCTCACGGCTCCACACTCCCGGCGGCAACGATGCCGAAGGGTAGGCCAGCCGACCCGACGCGGGCTCGACGCGGAACCGGGCACCGCCCGACGGCGAAGGAACTCGTCCCCGCCGCCGCTGCCGCGCCCGTCGTCGACGCGGCTCCCGAGTTCGCGATCCCCGCGACCCTGCCCCCCGAGGGGCGGGAGATGTTCGAGCGGATCGTCGACGAGTTGGCGCCGCGCGGTCTCCGGCCCGTCGACCTCGAGGCACTCGAGATGATGTGCCACTCCGCCTACGCGCACCGGAAGGCTCGCGAGTTCGTCGCGCAGCACGGCGTCATGGTGCAAGTCAACGGGCGCATCCTGCCTAACCCGGCACTCAAGGTCGCGCGAGACGAGGCGAGCGCGTACACGCGCATAGCCCAGGAGTACGGGCTGACTCTCGCCGCGCGTCTCCGCCTCGGCCTGATGCAACTCGCCGGGGAGTCGATGCTCGCGTCGCTCTCAAAGGATCTCGACCGGCCCGACGTCGTCGTGCAGGTGCAGGCATGAAGGTCCCGAAGGGCGCCGCATACGACGAGGCACGCGCGGACCGGATCGTCCGCTTCTGCGCCCGCTACCTCAAGCACATGAAAGGCCGCTGGGCCGGTCAGCCGTTCGTCCTCGAGGACTGGCAGGAGCAGGAGATCATCCGGCCCCTGTTCGGCACGGTCGACCCGAAGACCGGACGGCGGTGGTACAGGGAGGCTCTCATCGGCCTCCCTCGATTAGCAAGAATGGGAAGTCAGAACTCGCCGCCGCTGCCGCTCTCTATCTCCTCCTCGCTGATGGGGAGTTCGGGGCGGAGGTCTACTCCCTAGCGGGCGACCGGAAGCAAGCGAGCCTGGTCTACCGGACGGCAGCGGATATGGCTAAGGGTTCCCCGTTCCGGAGCGCGGTCCGGGTCTACCGCTCCGTGATGGAGGTCCCCGAGACGTCCGGGATCTACCGGGCGCTCTCCGCCGACGCGGATCTGCAGCACGGTCTGAACCCGCACGCGGCGATCATCGACGAGTACCACGTTCACCGGGACGCCGAGCAGTATGAGGCGATGCGGACGGGCACGGCAGCCCGCCTCGAGCCGCTGATCCTGACGATCACGACGGCGGGACCGGAGAAGCGAGGACCGCTGTGGTCACTTTATGAGCGCGGTGTTTCAGGCAAGGATCCTCGCCTGTTCTGCTACTGGCGCTCAGTCCCACCGGGGACGCCGCTCTCCGACCTCGACGCCTTCAAGGAAGCCAACCCCGCATCCTGGGTCACGGAGGAGTTCCTCGCCGATCAGCGGGACTCCCTCCCGGAGCCCGTCTTCCGGCGCCTCCACGGGAACGAATGGTATGAGGCAGGCGGGACGCTCTGGGTCTCTCGCGAGTCTTGGGAGGAGTGCGAGGGTCCGGTCGAGTTCGATCCGGCGCTCCCGGTCTACATCGCGGTCGACGCGGGCTCGAGGCGCGACTCGACGGCGATCGCGATGGGTCAATGGGCCGACGACGGGAAACTGAACACGCGCGTCTGGATCATGCGAGCGGACGAGTCCATCGGCTTCCTTGACTATGAGATGGTGGAGTCCCTGCTCCGCGATCTCGCGTCGACGTATGACGTCCGCCGCATCGCGTTCGACCCGTTCCAGATGGTGCCCGTCGCGCAGCGGCTCGACGGCGAAGGTCTCCCTGTCGAGATGTTCCCTCAGTCGCACGTTCGCATGGTGCCCGCCTCGCAACTGCTCTACGACCTGATCATGGAGGGCAGGCTCCGACACGAAGGCGACGACGAGGTCTCGGAGCAGGTCCTCTCCGCCGGGGTCCGGGAAGTGCCGCAGGGGTGGCGGCTCGATAAGCGGGTCCGCTCGAGGTCGATCGACGCGGCGATCGCGCTCGCGATGATGAGCCAACTCGCCGAGTGGGAGCGGGCCGGAGCGGATCCCCGGGTCATCATCCTCTAGGGCAGCGGCCCCCTATCCGCCCCCCAGCGGGCAGGGGCGCGACGCGCCGGAGGACCCCCCGATTGGACCGGGACGCTAGGCATACGCTACGGTTGTCCTATCGGGCAACCCCGCCCGCCGGAACCGACAGGAGCAACCCCGATGACGACCTACACCGCAACCGCCGCAGACGGTCAGACCTACACCCGCAAGACGGAGCGCACGTACACGCACGCAGTCATCATCACCTGGCCCGAGGGTCGCCGCCAGGTCAAGTTCGCTGGACGTCGCGACCTCGCGGAGAAGACCGTCGCGAACTTCGTCTCCGCCCCCCGGTGGGCAAGCCCCGAGATGCGGCAGCGGCTCGACGCGCTCCGCGAGGCGCTGGCCTTCGAGATCGTCGAGGCGGTGGCCCGATGAGCGACGAGACCCTGACCTGGCCCTCCGTCCGCGAGGAGATCCGCGAGGCGCTCGAGTTCGACGTTATCCACGGGAACATCGACCTTGACGGCGACCTCGACGAGATCGCCTGGGAGCGTGCCGACGGCGACGCGAACGCTTGGACCTACTGGCGAGCGAACTCCCTCTGGCTCGACTCCTCCGACGTCCGAGACTTCGAGGAGGAGGCCGACGAACTCGGCTGGGACGAGGGCGAGACGATCCAAGACCGCATCTGCCGCGTCGTCTTCCTCGCGCTCCGGTCCGAGTACCGCGACGCGCTCGATGACCTGCGGGAAGCCCGGCTGCGACTGCAGGCCGATCTCGAGGAGGCGAGCGCATGAGCGCCCCGGTCCGCCTCACCCGGCGCGGCAGGATCGCCGCGACGATCGCGACGACCCTCGGCGCCCTGCTCCTTGCCGGGCTCGCGTCCCTCGACGCCGACGCCGACGCCCGGCCCGCCCCGGTCGGCCCCGCGAAGACGGCGCCCGCGTTCGACTGCCGCGACCGGATCGTCCGCGTCCTTCACGGCGCGGGCTTCCGGGGGCGCGACCTCCGGACCGCTTACGCCGTCGTCATGCGGGAGTCGCATGGTCGCTCGCTCGACGAGTCCTCGCCGTGGTTCAGCGGAGGCTTGGGGTGGTTTCAGGTACAGACGTCGGCGCACTCCTCGAAGCCTTGGTGGTCGCGCTCCGCGATGCTCGACCCGAAGCGGCAGGCGCGGATCGTGTACCGGCATATGACCGACAAGGGCCGGAACTGGGCACCGTGGGGCTTGACCCGCGACGGCAGGCTCGACCCCTCGCAGTACGGCGGCTGGTCGTCCTGGCAGCATGAGGCTTGGATCATGGCGCCGTTCCGGAAGTACGCCGCCGCGTTCGATCGGCTCCCGAAGGGATGCCGCTCCTAGACGTTCCTGCCCCCTCCGAGTCGACGCCCCCGGTCCTTCTCCTCCGGGGGCGTCGGCGTGTCGCGTGTGAACAGAGTGACAAGTACGGGACCGTGATCCTCGACA